GTCCTCGTAACTCTTGTTGTCCATCAGCGTAAGGGCGTTTGTAAGGTCTTGATATCGAGTATTCTCGGTGACAAGGCTACCGTCATCGTTTACCAACTGCCCGTTAATGTACTCCATGTTGTCATCAGGAGTGATAGAGTTGGCAAGGTCCATACGTATGGTGTTGTCGTTTCCATCCACGAGCTGACCTTCATTGTAGGTGGTCCCGTCGCTGGGCGTCACGAAGTCTGCCAAATTTTGCCAAGAGGTAGTCTCGGTTACGAGAGTGTTGTCATCGTCATTGTACAACTTGCCGTCAATGTAGGTCATGCCATCGTCTTTTGTGATATCGTTGGCAATATCCATGCGAGCTGTGTTCGTACCAGCATTGGGGCTGGTATTTTCAGAGCTGACGTTACCAGGGCTGTTAGACACTGGAGCGGGGTTAAAATCTTCGTCACGACCCTCTTCGAGCAATGAGTTCAACTCAGCTCCGTCGGTTCCCCAAGGGTCATCGCTCGCCGCATAAATTTCATTGATCCGGTCTTGGTTCGACTTAGCTGACGAACTATTGTTGTCCTCATTGCTCGAAGGGCTCGAACTGGGGCTATCATCACCACCAGAGCAACGAGCTATCATTAAGTTCTTGTTCCAACCAAACCCGCAAAGGTCGTTAAATGTGTACGCGCTCATACCCTAGCCCTAACTGTATATCCAAAGGGAGCTAAACCCAGTAAGCTCCAAAGTTTCTGTGTGCGCTCTGGGCTAATGCCCGCGTTCGCTCCACCAATTATTTCAGCCGCGCCTGTAGACTTTGCCCATTTGACAAAACTCTTCATGAGACGAGGCCCAACCATTCCACCGCGAAGATGCGGAACGACATAAACCAATTTTTCACGAGCTTGCCGAACACTACGATTGAATATCATGTGACCGTAATCACCTAATATAACGCCAACTATACGACCCTCTTTTACCGCTATTTCCGCGAAGCTCTCTGGCTGATTTTCTATGTATCCGAGAACGTGTAAGGCCATATCTTTAGGCTTGAACTTGAACTTAGGATCGCCACCCCAAGATGTTTCGGTGTGCATCTCTTCGATAAGAGAAACAATCGGAACCAAATCATCCACTGTAGCGCCCCTATACTCAATCATTTTCGATTAGTGGCCTTCTTCACCAAGTCGTCGAGATCATAAAACTCCAGCATACCCGTTTCTGGGTTGAACGAGCCCGCGCCACCAATGTCTTGAAGCAACTTGATAGTGAACGGTGATGCGCGAACAACCATGTCGTCACCGCCTCGTCCCATCTCTGCTGTCTCTGCCGTCGAGGCGGCCTTGCGATCCGCAATTGACGTTCCGGTGTTAGGACCAAAAATTTCTGTACTAAATGCCATCTCACAGGCTCCTTTATTTTTTAGAACTATATGTCTGGGGCAACATTATTGTCGTCCTTAACGCATCATCTTAGCTGCTCTCATTCGAGCTTCCCTATTCAAAGCTCGCCTTGAGAACGAAAGTTCTTTGGATTTTCCGCCACCCTTCTGACGAACAACCTCATCATTCATGGCGTCCATCTCTTCCAAAGCATCAAGAACATCCAGTTCAGTAGCGAACGGGTTTGACTGTATTTCGGATAAACGGCCCTCTGCACTCTTACGAAGCACAGCTTCCGAATATCCGTTGTACCTGTACGCAGATGAGGCTCGCCCCAAGAAGCCAGCGTCCATATTCGCGTCGCCTGTATGAGCAGCATAGTTGTACGCACGTTTCATATCGGAGAGAGCATCCTGGTAATCGTCTGGTCCGTACGAAAGCTCTACGTAACCGCTGTCCTCATCACCCACCAAAAGGCTATATTTGCCGTCGTCAGCTAACTCTAAGAGCATGTCGCCCCTCAAGTTGTCTTGAACATTTCTAGGAAGAGAAGCGCGTAGTTGCTCCATAGAGTTGCGAGCCTTCTCAGATGCAAGGAAGGTTTCTTTTGTATCTTGGTTTTTGGATATGTGAGATGGCGTCTTTTCTCCACGCATACCAGTTCCCATCACACCATTTCCGTCAACGTAGTGCATACCAGAAGTACCCATAGGACCAGCTTTCTCTGCACCTGGTCCCATCTTGTTAGGGAGGTGCGTCATGAGCTGGCGGTGATCGTAAGCCTTGAAGTAGCCTTCATCTCCCTTAACCGTGGGTATTCCCATAGGTTTTCTTTTTACGCCCTCAAGCACATTGCTCTCTTCTTCGTTTATGTGAATTAGATCGTTGTCCATGATGGTGTGTATCTCCTGTGAGCGAGCATTGAGCGCTGGGCCGCTTTCGTAAAAGGGCCATTTGCCCTCGTTAATTTCAGCTTCCCAGTGATTGAAAGCCTCGCCTTCAGTCAAAGGTCTGTCTGGATTTACGCCGGGAACCCAGCCGGGTACTGATACGAACTTCCCCGTATGAGGGCCGCGCTCGATCCTTATGCCCGTCGAATAAACTGTCATAGGTCTGCCTTGGTCATCCCTGCCCACACGACCAGAACTCATCGACCCGTTGTGGTAATCGACAATGTTCTGCTCCTGTGGGCTAAGATTAAGGTCAGACATTGGTAATAACTGCCGCCAATGTTACCTCGATATCCGTAACACCTGTGGCCGACGTGACCTCAAATGCAACCTCACGAGATGTTGTGGTTGCGTCAATAGCGATAGAAGCGCTCAAGTTTTGCTCAGTCAGAGTGCTGTTTACTGGAATAACATCACCAGCGTTAATGCCGTTGATTTTGAGCTGAATGTTCGCAGTGCCAGATACGGTCTTAGCGGCTACAGCATCAATGCGTACGTTTTGCTTGAAGGCTCGCGTGATGACGTAAGAACCGTTGTTGATAGTCCCTGTGCTCTGGTAGAAAAAGCTACGAGTAGCGAACGTGTCAGGCAACTGAGCGATAGGCAAACGGCCTGTCGCGTCGAGGCCAGCAACGCCGTCAGCAGCGCCGATATAGGTTTTAGGTACGACAGCAGTAAAGTCGATGTTTGAAAACTCAAGGCCGCCACCAGTGCTGTTGACCCGTAGGAACTGCAAGGCATTTACTGTGGTGAACGGTGGGATGCCTGTATCCGGCGAGGTTAGCAGCCAACCTGTACCATTATAAAACTTGAGAACATTGGGGCTAGAAGCTGTATCTACCCAGAAGTCACCCGCGTTAGCAGAGCTGGGCTCCGACGCAGAAACATAAACTCGACCACGGTTAGTCAAAAGACTTGTGATCCCAGACACTTTAGATTGTGGAATTTCACTGTCTGAAATCGCCAACTTAGAGTAAGGCACAAAACCGTTTTCGTCTGTAAATTTATCCTCAGTCATCAAGCCCGAAACACGAACCTGTGAAGTGTCTTCAACAATCATAAGCGTAATCAAATCGCCCTCGACCATCGCTGAAGTAAACGTAATCGTAGAGTTCGCTGGTTGAGTTGTGTAGTCGTTCGTACCGCCTTCACGCTGCAATACGCCGTTTCGTGAAACAAGAACCTTCTGGTCTGCTGTATGGACAAACGGGAACACCGCTTGAGACGCACCCGAAACAACGTCTTCCCGAACAAACCCGCTATCGTTTGAAGACTGCACCTTATAGATAGTTACGAGATCATCAGCATCCGTAGCATTAGAAAGTGTTACCGTGTTGGCGGCTGCGCTGGATGAGTAACTGTCAGTCGCCTGCAAGCCACCATTTAGGTACACGACAATAGCGTCTGCATCTTCATGCAAGAAATTGAAAATAGTAGCACCAGTGGGGTTGGCGATTACACCATCGGCGTCTGCACTGTTTATCACTATGTCTTGTCGTGCGGAAAACAGAGGTGCGCCGATTGTGGCAACGTCTGATCCAGCCGTGCCACGCAACTCACCTGGGGAAGCGATAGTCTTCCAGCCATCTTCTAATTCTGTATATACACCCGCGCGGTACTGAAGACCGTTGACAGCATCGTTACGTAAATCAATCGGTGCAACTAATGTCCCGTTGCTGTCGAACATTACGCTCAAAAGCTCAGAGATAGTGAAGTCACCAACTTCAGCAGAGTTCAAGTAACGGACAATATTTTCAATGTCGGCCCCGATGTTGGAACTGCTGGTGTGATTGCCAGGGTATAATACTTTTAAACGAGCCATGCTATTTGTCCTTATGGTTCAAGAATGCGAAGCTGATTACAGTTACCTCGCTCTTTGTGTCTTTTTCATCTGTTCGAAATCGCAGTCGAACGCCTCGAAAGATGTGGTTAAATGGAAAGGAGTAGTCATGGTGTAGAGGCGCATCACCCCACTTCTTATCTCCATCAATCCTGTCGAGATTGACTTCGATTGAGGCCATGTCACCCCCAACTTCATCAACAAAGTCGATGTAGAAACGCCCTTTTCCGGTGGCCTGAACAATAAACGTGTGCGCACGTTTGGTTCCAAGAAAATCTCCAAGCCAAAGTACGGGTGTCTCCGCGACCATTGGAGAGCGCCTGAGATCGAAGCTCCCAGTATCTTGTTCGAATGTACGTTGGGTGGCTTCGTAAACTCCGTCTGAAGTGCCAAACATTAGTCTGCCGCCGAGGAATGTTCCGCATCTAGGTAAGAGAGTATCACCTAGTTGGAAGTTTACATTCTCGTACCCAGCACGGAAATTCATGCTCAAGCGCACAGTATTTTGCCCACCAGGTCGCGGAAAGAAAACGTGGTACGTTTGCGTATCTGGATCGAAGACCGCTGAGATCGTATCAGGATCAGGCGTTGTCCGTACAAGCTCTTGGTAAAGAGGCTCGACTTCATCCGAAAGCGAAGCCTCAGAAATAGTAACTCCATTTTGCTCGGAGCGCATAATAGAGTGGATGCCCCGCCGAGAGCAGAACAAAAGGTCAGAACCAGAGTTGGCAATAGTAGCGTGGGATACGCAACCGATACGAAGGTTCGCCCGACTGTCGAGCTGCCACTGCTCAAAGTCTGGGTCGATGATGTAAACTAAGGTCTGGTCTTTGGTAAACACAGCAAGGCGGTTGGCCTCGAATGTACCCATCCCTACGATCTGGTCAGCAGTACCGATCAGGTTCGAGATGTCGATAAAGGCAGCTCTCGTGACTTCCTCAGTCGGAGCTTCTTCATCTAAAAATATATCTGGGTTGTCTACGCGAGAAAACTCTACGACAGTTGGCCTGTCCTTAAACCCAGCGACAGCGAGACGCCGCTGAATGGGAACCCCGAACTGTGGCTTGATAGACGACGTAGACGTGGAAAACTCAAAGCCGTCGTACCGATACATACGGCTGTCTTTACTGAAGATGTGAACCTTGCCCTTAAAGTTCGTCATAGAAACGATAGCGTCTTTTGGCAAAGCATTCTCAAGGCGGTGGCCCCTGTCCGAAGACAAGTGCGTGTTCGATGCGTCTTCTTCCGCGAAGACAACTCCCTCACGATTGTAAAATCTAAGTGCCTTAACTGGAAAGCGGTTGGAGCCCTTATGCAAATAGAAGGCAGGGTCTCGGATTAACTGCCCGCGATAGTCCACGAAACAGTTTTCCAACTCCCAGAAGTTCTGATCTTTTTCCGTCTCAAGCGCAGTGATGTCGCGCGAGCGATCAATTCCACGAAACCCATAATAGGAAGTGAAATCGCTCTTAACGGATAAAGGAGCATAGGCTAATCTTGTCATCCATTAACCGCCTTCGGTTTGTAAGAAGGATTGGAGCCACCGTCTGTCACGCTGCGAGTATAAGGCTTATTACCGTAAGCCCTTTGATGAAGGACATTCGCCATATTTGACTGGTATAGCTGCAAGTGAACCATAGCCTTGTCAGACCCTTGCTGAATAAAATAATGGGTTGATAACCCATCAATCATTATCATGTCTGGGATAGGCCGCCGCTCTTGGATGTCAGTGTAGTAATCTATATCTCCGCCATCCCAATAAGGGTGCTGGCGAACGTCCTCGATCACTCGGTTCGCAAGCTCAATCATCATCATCATAACTTCACCATCAACTCGCGATGGTGAGAAGTTTCCCGCCCTGACGAGAGCAGAGCGTACTAAATTTTCGAGTGGTGTGAACTTCTCTTTAGCCGCCGCAAACGGCTTTTGTACGCTCTTCTCTGCCATTAGCTATCGTCCTCGCAACTGATTACTCGGCCCGACCAGATATGGTGATGCAACTTAGCTAAATTAGCTAATTCTCGTGGCATACGCCAATGTACGTACGCACGGTCCTTGTCCCATGTGCCGCGTACGCGATCTTCGCCAATGCGTAAGTCGAAAGCTGCGTTCTCTTCGTTCGCAGAAACGAAGAATACAAATTCGCTAGGCTTTGTGTTCTTAGGCGCTCGCTTTTGTTTGGCCTTTAACGACGGGTCTACGTCTTCCCACGCCTCGTTCTCAGGTGTGGTTGGATCATCAGA